CGAGTGCGGCAGTAACTGCTTTATTTTGTACCGGATTGGTTGAGCCGTCGCTCAACGCTTCATCCACGATTGTCTTATTCGCTCCTTCTTCGATGCCGTTCAGCTTCCTCTTATCAAACGCAGACATCAGACCAGCGGCATTTTCTGTAGCTTCCGTGCGGTCTGCCTTGCTACTGAGAGCTTCAAACAGTGCGGCACTAGAAACAGGGTTATGGCTCTTAGGGTCAAGAGCGTCAATGACTGTTGTTTTGTTTGCGCCTTCCGCAACGCCGTCGAGCTTCGTTTTATCCTTAGCAGACATGAGGCCGTTGGTTGTCTGGGTAGCTACTGCCGTGACCACGGCCTTTTTCATCGCCCACTTGTTCCCGCTAACGACGATGCATTTTCCGTCGTCGCCGCCATCGAGCGCCGGGGCAGGAAGCTCTCCCGCAGACACCTCAACGTAGCAAGTGTTTTGAAGGACAACACAGGCAGCGGTAGCTATACCAACGGTTCCAAACAAATTGTTTAGCTGAGCGCTCCCTCTAAAAACGTGCCTCCCCCCAGCGGATAGGGCTAACGGCCATTTCTGGTTGTTCCACATGCCGTAGACGTTTTTCCCTGCCGCAACAGCAGCAGAGATTTCCGCAAATGTTTTATCAGCACTTGCAGTAAACACGGCTAGATTGGCATCGTCAATAATCGAAGGGGCAGAGGTGCTGTCAAATGTGATGCTGACAACAAAATCTTTTTTCATTTTGCTGTCAACATACGCTTTAATCAGCACGGCCTGCTTTGCAGCGGCGACGGCCCCGACGTACTTCTCATCACTCATATCGTTACTCCTTTCAATTCGCGTCCCAGATGGCCTGCATTTCCGCGGCCGTCATGGCCGCTGGTGCGCCCGTCTTAATCTCGTTGATTGCCGCAACAAGGTTGTCCTTGGTGTTGGTCGCCAGGCCGGCAAGATCTCCGATCTGCTTTTGCAGACCGTCGAGCGTCTTCTGATCGGTCGGTGTAAAAACATAGCTTGCGGGTTTCGCGCGTCGATGCACCACAAAGTCCTCCTGTACATTGGTATAGCCAGCAATAGTATCGTCAGCAACGTGGGCATAGGCCGTCAGCAGATGCCCATCCTGCAGCAGCTCGTCCGGGATAATGGCTGTCCCGTCATCCTCAACATCAACGTCCACGCTTCGCCCGAAGCAGCTGTGCTGATAATGTATCTGATCGACACCGTCACCGTCTGTAATCTTGACGCGCCGCCCTGTGTCCCACTGCCACAGCGCTCCGCGCCCGTCTGCAATTTCAATTTTCATATGGCGGTCTCCTTCCATTGATTCTACAATATAAAAATGGGAGGAATATTTCTATCCCTCCCGCAGTTTAGTTGCTCCAGCGGATCTTCCCGAGCGATTTCTGGCTGTAGAAGCACAGGAACAGCGCGTTTTTCTGCTCTCTGCTAAGGTTCAGCCCGTCGATGTATGCAGCGACCTTGTCCATTGCTCCCTGGCCGCTGATGGCCGCGCCGTTGCTGTCGCGCGTCGTCCTCGCATCGTTCTTGAACTGGTACGCTTCCCAGAACGTCCCCGCGTCCAGACCGGCCGGTTTCGCCTGCTCGTTGTACTTCTGCACAGCCTCAACGCTGATGCCGTCGCATTCCGGATGCGCCTTGACGAAGTCGGCCGTGTCGATCTTGTTCTGCGCGTCCTCCTGCTTCATCCCGCCGTAGCGCACCAGCATATCTACCGCGCGAGACCGCGTGAGCTTTCCGTCGAGGTACAGATTCTTGATGTCGTCGTAGTCCGTGCCGGTCACGACCTCGCACGTCCACTGCTGCACCAGCTTCTGCGCCTCGTCGGCGTCCTTCCCGCCGTACTGCTGCAGGATCTTCAGCGCCTGCTCCTTCGTGATCGAGCGCTTTCCGTCGTCGTCCCCGACGTACCACTTCTTCGTCTGCGAGCGCACTTGAGACTGCAGCTGCTTCTCGCCGATGCCGTGCTCCTTCAGCTCCTTGGCCTGCGCGTCAAAGGCGGCCTTGTCGCCGCTGAACACCGCGGCGAGCGCCTCGTCATACTTTCCTTCGCCGGTCGCCCATTTGTCCACCTTCCAGTACGCATCGTCCTCGTCGTCTTCGATACCCTTGTCGAGCAGCAGCTGCTGCGCCTCCTCGCGCGTGAGATAGCCGTCGGACAGGCCGTACTTAATCTGGTTCTCCGGGCCGGAATCGTAGGTGTGGATCGTCCACTCGTCGCCCTTGCCGACCGCTCCGGCGATGGTGTTCCAGAGCGTCACGACCTCGCGGCTCGCCGCGCTGATCGGCAGACCGGTCGTCTGCGAGATTGCCTTGAGCGTCTTGTAGATCTTGCCGTACAGCGTCATGTTGCCGTTGTATGTCACGCTCGTCGGCTTATCCAGCTTCCCGGTCGCCAGCTTGATTGTCTCGTCCCAGATCCGATATGCGTCGATCAGGTTGCTGATCCATTCCGTGTCCATCCGGTCGTTCCCGTACCCGGAGATCATGGACATGAAATCCTTGAGGATCGGCAGCTTCGAGAGAATGTCCACGTCGCTGAACAGGTTGTTGTCAAACGGGCGGACGCCGGAAAACTTGCCCTCTTCATAGTTTGCGCCAATCAGCGCGTTCAGGTACTTCTCCAGCCACGTGGCGTACTCATCGTCGTCGCGGCAAGCGTCCACAGCAGATTCTAAAAGGCCGGAGGCGGCCGCAGACACAAGGTAGGTTGCCAGCGCCCACGCGACCTTGCCCTTGGCGTTGTTCCACGCCTTTTTCTTGTCTCCGGTCGTGCGCAGCTCCGTCGTGTAGTCCGTGTACGCCTTGAGCACGAGGTTGTACGACAGCGTCGGCTCTGACATGAAGGCCGTCGAGATGGAGCCGTACACGCTCTTCCCGCGCATCGCCTGGCTGCGCGTCATCGTGCTGTCCACCACCTGCGTCGAGTAGACGACCTCGCGGAAGCGTTCGGCCGTCGCCTTCAGCAGCGCGTCGCCAGTCAGCTTCTGCTTATCCCTTACCTCCGCCTTGCAGGCGTTCCACAAACGGCCCCACGTCAGCCGGTCGCCCCATTCCGCGCCCTTCATGAGGAATTCGACCGTCGAGTCCTTCCATGTTCCGGCGTTCTTGATCTGGTCGCGGATGTTCATGCCGATGTTCGTGTCGTAGAAGCCCATGTGCTTCCACAGCGCGATGCCGCTGTTCGCCTCCGCTTCTTTGTAGGCGCTCTTTCCCTCCGTAAACGCCTTTGCGAGATACTTCGGGCTCATCACACCGACCGCACGCACATACGCCGTCGGCTGCAGCAGCGCCACGCGCAGGTTCGCAGCCACGGCCGCCACCTTGTAGTTGGAGAGCATCTTCTTTGCGAAGCCTTCTCCGCGGCCGCCTTCGTTCACGCCGTTCAGGTCTTTGATGAACGTCGTGAAATACTTGTTGGCATCCATGCCGTATGCCTTTTCAATCGACCGCTGTACCGTCGTCGTGAGCACGTGGCCGTTCTCGAGCTTCTGCTTCTCGCGGTAGTTGTACCACTTCATCGCGTCGAGGATCGGCAGCGCCAGCGCGTCATACTTCGCCATGTCCGCCATGTGGTTGCTGAACACGTCGAAGATGTCGCGTACAACGAGCGCGTTGTTTGCCTTGTAGACGAGGCTCTTCGTCGCGGACATATTCAGCAGGCGGAACATGTCGTTCTCTTTCGCGCCAGGGTCTTTCGCGTCGCGGTTGGAGTCCATCGTCTCGATGGGGAAGTAGTTCTCCTCCGTGAACGCGCGGTATCCGAAGCGCTCCATCGACACACGGTTGCCCCACGCGCCGCCCTGATCGTTCATGTACTTCTGCAGTTTGTCCGCCACCTCGCGCTGGCGCTTGGTAAGCGCGCCATTGATCGCGGCGATGTCCTCCTGCGTCAGCAGGAACGGATCCGGCTGCTTGACGTTTTCCTTGCGCCCGCTGTTCTGGATGTCCTCCACGCGCATACCGCCGCCGAGCAGATGGCCGGCGGCCTGCTCGCGCTTCGACAGGCAGTAGAACGCCATCATCTGTGCGGTCGTCATCCTCACGCTCTCGCCGCTCTCGAGCTTAAACGTGTGCGTTTCCTTTGCCCACGCCTTCACTTCCTTCGGCGTGTAGGTCTGCTCCGTGAAGCCCATGACCGCCTTCGTGTTGAAGGCCATCTTGTCCCAGCCGTCGGAAAGCGCCTCGAAGATCGCCTTGCCGCCCTCGCCGAAGCGCTGGAAAGCATAGTACGGCGTCGTGTTCTCCCAGTTGAAGAAACCGGCCGCCTTTTCCCCAGCCTTCGTTCTGCCTTTGGCATGACCCAGCCGGTCGAGCTCCAGCACCGTCGCCTGTGCCGCCTGCCGCGCGGTCTCAAAGTGTGCGTTGGCCTTGAGCTTGTTCGCGTTCTGGATGCTGCGCGTCAGGATCGTGAGCATCTGGTCGAGCTGCTGCAGTTGCTCTCCGTTCATCCGGTTTACAACGTTCTCGCCTGGGTTCTGGCTGACGATGTCGGACGCAGTGTTGATGTGCTTCTGCATCTCCTCGAGGAATCCATCCGGGATGTCCAGATACAGTCCGAGGTCGTTCGTCCCGTCATCGTTCTGCCCACGCAGGCTGTCCAGCAGCTTCTGCATCCGGTCAGTATACCGGAGCGAACGCCGAATGTCCTTTTTCGTCAGCGCGCCGCCGTCCAGCGCCCTCTTACTCGTAAAGTCGATGGATTCCAGGAACTCGCCTACCGCCAGCTTCAACGGCTCCGGGATGTGTTCCTTGTCGCTGTTTTTCAGCAGCCAATCGCTCAGGCGCTTCGCCTTCTGCTCGATGCGCGGGCGGTATTTCGCCACTGCCGCGCTTTCCTCCCTACGTGCCTTATCGGCTGCGTCCCGCTCGTCATAGTGCTCTTTCAGCCGCGCAATCTGCTCGTCGCGCTTCTCGCGTTCTCTGGCCACGGCTTCCTGCAGCCGTTCCCGGTTCTGCGCGCGCAGCTCCGCGATGCGCGTGTCATTTGCCTCCCGCAGCTCGTTGATCTGGTTGAGGTAGTGCGCCTTCTGCTGGTCGGCCTTCTTCGCCTGCCGGTCGGCAAACGTTCTCTGCTGCGGCAGGTCGAAAAACTGCTCTAGGATCTCGTTGCCCACGCTCTGCGTCGCTTCGCGCATATACTGTGCGTTCGGGTTGTACTCGTTCACGGCATACACCGCGTCCAGCACATCGGCAATGCGGTAGAGCTGGTCGCTCGGCTGGCTCTCGCGGGTCTGGTCAAAGAATTCCGGGTACATCTCGCTCAGCTCCGCATAAACCTGGTCAACGTTCGTCCGCTCGCCGTTTTTCAGCCGCATCCGTCCCATGTTCCGCCGCCGAAAATCCCCGAAGTCCGGGATATCCCCGCGGTCAGCCGCAGACACGACGAGCTGCTGGTTCTTGAAATACTTCCGAAGGTCTTCATACTCGCGGTACTGCTCATCGTCAACAGCCGTCGCGTCGCTCACGATGTCGCTGGCGAGCTGTTCGGCCTGCGCGCGGATCTCGCTGTAGCTCGCCTCGTTGCCTCTGGCGATGCCGTCGTACAACTCCTGCAGCCGCCCGGCCACCTCATCCACGTCGAGGTTGCTGCTCGTCTGCTCGATGATCGCGCGCGCCGCTTCCCGCACGGCTTTCGGGTCCGTGGTCGCCTCTTTCGTGCGCTGCGTCTGGCCGCGCCAATACTCCACGCGGTCGCGCAGCATGGCGTTTTCCTTGGCCAGGCTGTCGCGCGTCTTCAGCTCGCGCGCCACCAGCTCGCGCAGCGGTTTCGTGTTCTGCATCCGCGTGAGCTGTGCGTCCGCCCGGCTCACCTGCGCGGCAAGGTTGTCCGCGCGGTTTTTTGCCTTCAGGCGCTCCTCCTTGCTTTCCGCGTTCTGCGCAAGCTCGCGCTGCTGTTCCAGCCTCCGCGTGAGCGAACTGTATTTCTGCAGCTTCTCCCGGTACTCGCGCAGCATCTCCATCTCGCGCACGTTGGCCGCGTCGCCGTCCGCGGCATCGGAGAGCACGTCGCGGTCGGTTCGTGTGTCGTCGCGGTGCTGATAAAGCGCACTCTCTCCGAGTTTCCCAGCAGGTCTGCGCTCGTAGCTATAATGCCGGAGCACACTTTCCGGCAGAACATCCGGGAAATACCGATTGACATAGTCCAGGAGCGAGCGTATACTGATAGCAGAGTCGGTAAGAATAGCTGGCACATCCGTGCTGGTGACGTCTGGCAGCAATGCAGCCGGCTCTTTTTTCGCGTTCACGGCATAGAGAACGTCTATAGAACTCACTTCATTGCTATACCTGTTTACAACGAACTGTACGATGTACGGTTCGTTTTTCGCATTTTTTGCCGCCCCGATCAGCACATAAGATGCCTCCGCGTTTTCCTCACGCGGATTCAATTCGTTGATACGGAGCGAATTCTCCAGAATTTCACCCACGTGAAGCGTGACCGGCGCATTCACAGAAAAGCGCCGGTCCAGCCCGTGCCGCAGCGCTTTTGCGCCAAGGATTACATCATCGCCTGTATCCTTCACGCGAACAACAGCATTACCGTTCTCATTCACACGGCCGATTTTCTTTGCGGCATTGATCGCGCGGGAAACGATGTTCTTGCGCGTCTCGCTCGTTGGCCGGTAATGAACACCATCGTCAATACCCGTCACCTTCATGTCTGGCTTTGCCGTCAGTGTTTCGTAGGAATAGTCGCGCTCAGAATGCTGCACGCCGCCGATCTGCTTTTCGATCTCGTCGCAGATCCCGCCGACGTTTTCCGTGCGTCTGCCCTCGAGCACGGCGTCCTCGTCGAGCCCCTCTTCGATCAGGCTGGCGATAGAGCCGAAGGCGCTGCTCTCGTCCGGGAACACCATCTTCACGGCTTCCTGCGCGTGATATTCTCCGTCAACGAGCGTTGTGAAGTTCTCCAGGAGCTTGCAGTAGTTTTCGTCCATCACGCGCTCGCCGTTTTCGTAGCGATACGCAAACTGGTCGAATTTCGGCAGGTATCCGTGTTCCTCGCACCAGTCGAGGTATTTCTGCGCCGCCGCCTGCGGGCTGCCGTTCGCGCCCATGTCGTGCAGGATCTGGTTGAAGTTTGGCTCGCGCTTCGCGTCCGGCACGTTCAGCTTCGTCCCGTTTGCATAGCGCGTGTTCTGGAAATCCGTGTAGTCCGTAAATTCCGAAATCTTGACCATGTGCGCTACGATCGGGTTCAGACCGCTCTTGTGGTAAGGAATAACCATCCGGATATTCGGATCCGACATCAATTTGCGGATGTGCGCGTCAGACACGCCGACGCAAATCGTACCGCAGTTGTCGCGGTATCCGTCGGCTTTCTGGATATCCATTGCCGTGTCATAATCAAATGACTCATCGGCCCAGACATAATTCCCGTTCGCATCAAGACCAGCCGAAACGCCGCCCTCAGATACCGCCGGAATCAGCGACATGTTGATCTTCATGCCCGTCAGGCCAAACTGTTTGACGAACAGTGGCTCTTTCGTGTATGCATGTGCGGGCAGCTTCTTTGCGCTCAGGTCGGCGATCATCTGCGCATAGTCAAACACCATGCGCGGCACGTAATCGCTGAAGCTCTGCGCACGCACGCCGCCGACGGCATATGCCTTTTTGGCAGACCAGTTTCTTCTGGGGAGGATGTCGTTGAGGTACTGCACGTCACCAAAGGCAGCCTTCGGCCCGGCAGAGCCCTTTTTGGAATTGTAGAGGCCGAGAAGCTCCGGGTTTTCCCGCTTCACGTTTCCGAAACCGTAGCTCGACAAAAAGTCCGATATGGACACGAGCTTTCGCGCCGCGGCGTTTTCGCGGATGTACTTTGCCGCCTTGTGCTCCGCCGTAAGTTTGCCATAGGTTCTGAGCACTTCGTCCACGTGCGAGAAATCCAGCGCCGAGTCCGGCATGGCGTCAATGCCAGCCCCGCTCGCCATCTTCGCGCTGTCCCCGCCATAGTTGAAGTAGTCGATCTGCACGTCAGATCCGGAAGGCACAAGGCTCTTCACGAGGCCGTTGTACAAATCAACAAACGTGTCGGAAACGCTTGCCTGCCGGTATCTCTTCGCGTCCACAAAGCACAGCTTGCACGCAGTCTCAAAGCCATGCTGATGGATGATGTCATTGATCCGGACAATGGATTCTTTTCCAAGATTCATATTGTCCGCTACGCCGCGGCGAACGAGCTCGTTGAGCACGGCGTCCAGCGTTCTGCGCTTTTTGCACACGAGCGAGAAGTCCAGATTCATGGCATACTCGCCGTTCTGCTTGATGACGGAGAAAACTGGCTTTCCGTTCTCGCCGCGCACGACTTCCGCCTCGCTCCACGCGCCAAACGGCGCGTATTTTCCCTCATATTCTTTGCAGATCCGGTAGATCTGCTCGAGCTGTTGCTGAATGTCGACCGCGTCCTCGTGCGTGATGCGGTGGCTCTGCTCCGCTCTGTCGAGCCACTTGCGCAGGTATTCTCTGCCGTCCTCGTCGTAAGTGCGCAGCGAGAAAACGGCAGCGCCTTCGCCGTTGCTCTCCGCCACAAACTCGCCATGCTCGTCGGTCACCTGCCCGGCGTGGTCGAAGTCTGTTTTGCCGTTTGCAGCCTTCGTCTTCGCCGCGTCCACCAGCGCATCGTCCCAGAGCTTCTGCAGATCCTGCATCCGGTCGAGCATGGCTCTCGCCTCGTCGTGTGTGGCACGGTCGCCCTTGAACGCAGCGCGCAGCTTCTTCACGAAGTCGCCGATCCAGTCGCGGATCTTCTCGGCAAGGCTGCGGTTCTCGTTTGCCAGCCGCTGCACGGCCTCGGTGTTGCGCAGCATCATCTCGCACGCATCGGCCACGACCTCGTCCATCGCGCTGTCCATCGTCAGCTCGCCGGTCGAGTCGTTGTCGATCTTCTGCTGGGCGAGACGCTCGATGCTGTCACCGCTCTCGAGCACATGGTTCGCCACGAATTCCTTCAGCGCCTCGTACTGGCCGCTATTTTGCTGGATGAAGTGCGTCAGCTCGTGCGACATCGTCTTCAGGATGGCCGTCTCGCCGATGTCCACGTTGTTTTTCCCAGCGTTGACGTCCAGATAGATCGTGCCGTCGCGGTATGCGCCGTTCATGCCGAGATACTTGCCGCCCTCGTCGGTCTGCGATTCGAAGAACACGACGTTCACGCCGGTCGCCTCGGCCACCTTGCGGGCAACGTCTATCGACGCCGTCTGCTTGCGTGTTAGGCCCGCCGTATTTACAGCAGCAAGCGCCACGCCGCCGAGCTTCCCACCTTCCAGCGTCACGCTCCCGGCCTGAATTTCGCCGCTCTTGGCCGCCGCATTCTTCGCGGCAGATTCCCTGCGCGCCGCAGCAAGGCCGGTCTCGTAGGCGAATTTCCGCTGCTCCGGTGTCAGGTACGATGCCGCGCCGCTGTTTTCGAGCACGGCGTAGTTTTTCACGCCCGCGCGGCCGTAGGAATACGCCACCTCGTAGGCATTGGCGTAGCGCTCCACGTCCTGCCCGTTTTGGTAGTTGGCGTACATCTGCGGCGCAGTCTCGCCGTATTTTCCCGCGCTCTCGGCGAGCAGGCGCGTGCCTTCCGGCAGCTTGGCGTCCTTCACGGACACGCGCTGCACGTCGCCGTTTTCAGCCTTTACGGACAGCTCCACGCTGCCGCTCTCCTGGTTGTATCGAAGCGCCTGCACCTGCGCGGTCGTGCCGTTCACCTGCACCTCGGCGTTTTTCTCCGCCTGATGTGTCTGTGCCTGTCCTTCGTCCGCCTTGCGCGCTGCGCCATAAATCGCGTTGCGCTCCAGCTCTGCAGCGTCGCGCATATGGCTGCGCGCCCATGCGTTCGTGGTCTGGTCTGCCTCGCGCGTAAACAGGGAGGCGTACTCGTTCGCCGCGCGCCGTGCCTGCTTGCTGGCGTCAAATTTCCGCTGTTCCTTGCCCGTCAGCTCCTGCCCCTTGATCTGCTTTACCACGAGTCCGGTCAGCTCCTGCACGTCGTTTTCTGGCGTGCCGAGCGCACCCAGACGGTCAGAGACCGCCTGCGTGAGATTTGCTTCCTGTGTCGCCTCGTAGAGCTTGCCGGTGTTGCGGTTCGTCTGCTTCTTCCCGGCCAGCTTCCGGAGGTTTTCGTCGCCGCTTTCCTCTGCAGTGTGGCGGAGGATGTCCGCGTAGTCGTTGGCCGTGATCTGCCGGCCGGTCTCGCGGTAATTCGCGCTTCGCATCCCAGCGTTGAGCGCCATGTCGCCGCCGGTCATCACGCCGCCGGAGATCGCGCCTCCGGCAAAGTCCTGCGCCGTCTGGCCGAGCCAATCGAGCCACGCCCTGCGCGTTGCCTCGTCCTCGCTCATGCCGTCTGCCTGATAGGCGGCGATCGTCTGGTTGATCTCGCTCTTGTCTGCCATCACGATCGCGTCGGAGATGACGTTTGCGATGTCCGTGCAGACTTCCTCGCTGCCTTCCACGAAGCTCTGCTTGAGCATATCCTTAACCAGCGTCTTCGCGGTCTTCTTCCCGGCTGCCGCCGATGTGTGGAACATACGCAGCTTGTCCAGGCTGATGTGCTCGAACAGTGCCTCGGCCGTTCCGTAGAGCAGGCCGACCGACATGGCCTGCGAGTCCGACGCACCGCGGTCATATGCATCCGTGATTGCCTGAGATGCCGCCGCGCCGCCGAGGATCACGTCCGCCGCGCCGTGCAGGCCGGTCGCGCCGCCGATGGCCAGCGTCGCCAGACTGTCTGCCATGCTCATACCGGTGTTGTACAAAAACGACCCGATGCCGCTCATGTCCTCGGAAACGCTCCCGCGGATGGTGTTCGTCACCGTGCTCGGCACCATGGATTTCGTATAGCGGTCGACGGCCATTTTTTCGCCCGTGAACGGGTCTGTCCCGTTCAGCGCATTCTGCGCCGCGATGTCGAGCGCGCCCGCTCCGGCCATCATATTCGTGCCGACAGACATAGCGGAAGAAAGCCACGGATGCTCCTTGGCCTCCTGTGCGACCTGCTGTGCCATTTCCGCAGCCTCGTTTGCGTGCTGCTGCGTGAGCGCGTAGTTACGGATGCCGTTGATCTGCTGGTCACTGTAGCCGTAATCACGCAGCTGCTGCTCGAAGCTGCGCACCGTGTTGCGCGCGTTCGTGGCGTAGTCACTGTTTTGCACCACGAATGCGGAGTTTCCGGCCAACGCCATCTCCGTGTTCGCGCTCTCGCTCACACTCAGCGCCTTGCTGTAGTCAGAGAGCGCCCTCTGCATCTGCGTGTCCCACTTGCTGATCTCGTCATCGTAGGTCTTCCGCGTGAGCAGGCTCTGCGCTTCCCCAATCTTCGCTTTTCGCTCATCGATCTGCCCCGAGAGCGCGAGCGCCTCCTGCTGCCGCTTGGCATAGTCTGCGTCTGTGCTCCCGGCTGCCATGCGCGGCATATTCCGGCGCTGCCGTTCAATGCCGGAAATCTCGTTCTGCCACGCGCCGATCTGCGCCTTCAGCTCGTCCGCAGACCAGTAATTCATCTGGTTCTTGTTCAGCCAGTCATATTCCGCCTCGGCTCCCGGCGTGTTCTTGAGCTGCGCGAGCGCCGCGTTCACGTCTGCGCGGGTCTTGCCCTTGTATTTCGTCGGGTAGGCATACGACACGTTGAAGTCGTTTTCGTCCTTGAACTGGTTCTGGAAGTCGAAGGACGAGCGCACGGCTCTGCGCAGAACGTCGACGTCATTTCCGGTGTCATAGCCGGCACCGCGAAGCACGTTCATGGCCGCCTGATAGTTGCTGAACGCCCTCTGCAGTGCGCCACGGTCCTCGCCCGTGAGGTATGACGCATTCGCGTTGTCCATCTGCTGCAGCAGGTTTTTCCGCTGCTCCTGCGCCGAGGAAAGCGTTTTCTCGGCGGAGAATCCCGTGCTCTTGAGCCAATCGCCAATGGAGATTGCTGCTTTCTTGACTGTCATCTATGTGCCCCTCACTTCCTGGAGTTATTCATGTATCTCAGCCTGATGGCGCTGTCGTCCGAGATCAGGCCGTTTTCCGACGCGCTGCGGATGAATGCATTCACGTCCGCGATCGGTACGCCTTCATTGATCATCTCTTTCACTCTGCCCGCCACGGCCGCAGCGGATTCTACTGCGCTCGCGTCCGTGATGTCGATGTCGTTGTGCGTGATCCCGCTGCCGGGCTTGTGTGCATACGGAGACGGTGAACCCGCCTGCCCCGGCTGCGTTCCGCCGCCTCCGTATCCGCTCCTGCTTCTGCTGCTTCCACCGCCCGACCCCCCACTCTTATTTGACGCTGCTGCCGACTGCTGCTGGTAATACTGCCGCAGATATGCCGCCTCGTTGGCAGACATCCCGGCCGCCGCCAGCTCCTCGTCCGACGGCTGGTATCCGGTCGTCGTGATCAGGGACGACAGACGGCTCCATGCGTTCTGCTTGCGCTCGTAGTCCGTCTCCTCCTGCGTGAGCTTCTTCTGCTCCTCGGTCTGCTGGCGGTTATAGGCCGTGTCCTCGTCGCTGCGCTCGAGCTGCAGCCGGTCGTACCACCGGTTGTAGGCCGTGTCCTCGTCGCTGCGCTCGAGCTGCAGCCGGTTGTACCACTGGTTGTAGTCACGTTCGTAGGCGCTGTCGGCGTTGCTGCGCGCCATGGTGTAGAGGTTCATCAGGTTCTGGCCTTCCTGGTTGTAGCGGTCGTAGGCCGCGGTATACAGCTCCGGGACGACCTCGTTGAGCTTCTGCAGGTAGGCGTTGTATGCCTGCTGCCCGGCGTTCTGGCTGTAAGTGCTGCCGTATCCGCCGGTCAGCGCCGCGCCCTGGCCCATCGTGTCCTCCATCGCGCTCCGGCCCATCTGCGCGTACAGGTCGCGGTACTGCTGGTAGAGCTTGTCCTTGTTCAGGTCAAACGTGAATTCCCCGCGGTTCATGATCTTGTCGTAGATCTCTGTCGCCTGATCGTTCGCACGCTGGTATGCGTCGTTCTTGCTCGGGTCGTAGGTATACCGGTTCTTGTCCGAGGATGCGCCGTTCTTGCTTGGGTCATAGGTATACCGGTTCTCGGGCAGGTACTTCGAGTAGTAGTCGCTCGTCTCGTAGTCCAGACCCTCGCCCTTGATCTTCGCGTTGCGCTGCTTTTCGTACCGGGCCGCGCTCGTGTAGTCTCCGGAGGCCGCAGCCTTCTCCATCAGAGAGGCGTAGTCCGTCGTGCTGTCGTAGGGCGTGTCCACCTTCGGCAGATACTGCTCGAACTGGTTCGTCGTCTCGTAGTTCATGCCCTCGCCCTTGATCTTCGCGTTGCGCTTGCGCTCGTAGATGGCGGCCTTCTCGTTGTTCCCGGCGGCCGCCGCCTGATCCATCAGGGACGCATAGTCCATGCTGTCATCGTAGTCAATGCCGTTGTAGTTTTTTCTTGCCATATGAGTCCTCCATCACAGTGCGCGGATACGATCCGCGAAGTCGCAGGCAAAGATTTCGCCCGTCTGACCGCTCTTGGCGCGAATCGCGTTTGCGATGTCGGTAAACAACTCGCCAAGATTTTCAGTGTACTGGACTTGCTGTGAGTCCGCGAACGCAGTGACGTGCTTGTCCATCCAATCCTTGCTGGGCTCCTTGCCCGCACCGAACGCCGCTGTCAGGTCAACGAGCAGACAGCTCGTAAACCAAAACGTTTTGTTGCCGCCGTCGTTGTTTTTGTAGTCAAAGCGGCACGGGTAATTGCCATCCGTAAAGCTGGCGCGGTCAAAAACTGCGGACAAGCGCGTCCATGCGCCTGCAGCCGCGTTGACGGCCATACCAGATGCCGCCGCAGGTTCGGCCACCGGCCAGTACCAGTCGCACGTGCCAGTAACGGCAGATTCAAAGCGGATCTTAAAGGTGACGTAGTACTTGTGCGACGCGACCAGGGCGTGCGACGCCGATGTCAGCGTCACCTCGCCCGCGCCGGCGGGGATGATCTTAATGCTGGACGCGGCCCCGTCGCCCGGGGTGATGTCCGACAGCTGCCACGCGCAGTTGCCGCGCGTGGCCGGAAACCACCCCTTGCCGTCGTTGGCCATGATATTGGCCATAGATACAGTGGTAGCCATGATGTACCCCCTTAGTATGCGCTGTTGATCGCCACGGCGATCGCGCTGTCCACGTATGCCTTGGCCTGCGCCAGCGCAGTCTTGACGGCATACGGCGTCGCGGCCGCTGTTTTGCTGGACGACGTGATGCTGTTGGACAGTTTGGTCGTGCCGTAGGCCGATGTAGATGCCCGCACGGCAATGGCGGCATCCGTCTCTGCCTTCGTGTAGTAGTCGCCGCCAGCCATGGCGCCGATATCTGCAAGCAGCTCGGCGGGCGTGCGATAGTACACCCAGCCGCTATCGTCCAGTACGGCGATCTTGCCCGGTGTACGCCCCAGATCGCTAGCGGCACTGGACTGTAGCCATGTACCGCAAAAATACTTTCCGTATACGTTGCCGGTAAACGTGCCGCCAGACTTGTCCATCTTGCCATCCAGCGCGGATTTCACGAGCTGTATCAGCTTTTTAATTGCGGCGCTTCCGCTCGTCTGCATGGCTTACTCCTCCAATTACACTGAATTCCAAAGCGTCTGCACCTCATCAGCCGTCAGCTCCGTCAGGTCAATGGTGCCCGCGAGCACGTCCCACTTGTAGCTGCCGCTGCCCGCGTCCACGCACACGACATTCGTGCCAGCACCGTAGGTGTGCCCCGCGTCCTCCACGAAAGCCGCCGTTGTCGTAAAGGCGTCGGTGATGTTGTACACCCAGCCCTTGTTTCCGGCCGTGGCCGTAGGCAGGGATGCAAAAGCGATCGACCCCTTCGGCGTGTACACACCGGTGATCGCGCTTTTGATCGCGTCCTGCACCTGCGAAGCCGTCTGAAAACCGGATACCTTGTCGTCTACGTAGTTTTTTACGATTTTATTCTGTACCGGATTGGTACTGGACGCAGACATTGCTGCGTCCACAGTGGTCTTGTTTGCGCCAGCCTCCACGCCGTCGAGCTTAGCTTTGTCGGCCGCCGGCATAAGACCCGCCGCGCTCGTCGTCGCGTTTGTCTTGTCTGCCTTGTTGTTGAGCGCCGTTTTAACCAACTGCATCAGCTTGTTCAGGGCATTCTGCCCTGCGTATTTCGTTGCCATAGTTCTCCCCCCTAAGCGTTATTCCACATATCAACGATCTCGAGGATCGTCATCTCTTCGTCCTCGTCCACCGCGCCGACGTCCTCCGGCTCCAGCTGCACGTTCCCGGCAGTGTCCGGCAGCACGCGGTTCACGCTCGTCACCGTGCCGTTGCCGCGCCCGCTGTTGGCCTCCACGGCCCGGAGCATTTGGCGCAGCCTTTCGATCTCCGCCCACGGTGCGGATGCGTCTCCGCCGCCGGTCGCGTCCGCCTGGTCGCCGCCCATCTGGTTGAGCGCGTCCACGAGCTGCCAGATGTACGCGCGCAGCTGCGCGATCTGCTCCTCAGCGCTGCCGGTCACCGCGTAAGTCTGCGGGTAGTCAAATGCCCACATATGCATCGCTCCCCGCCTCGAACACTTTTGCGAAGCTGTAGATCCGCACGTCGCCGCCGCCTTCGAGCCGGATGCGGAAATGGTCGCAGCGCCTCGGACGCACCGGCAGCATAAACGTGCGCGTTCCCACGCCCTGGAGGCGCCCCTGGTTGTGCCACACGCCGTCGGAGTCATACTGCACGAGCACATCCATGTACGCATCCTGCGCAAGACTCATGCGGATATTGAATCGGCTGATGTATTTCTGCTCCACCGTGCTGTACCCGATCAGGCCCGTCTCACAGCTCCATGCCACATTGCCTTCTTTCGTACCGCTCAGTTCGGACTCCAGGTTGTCATGTGCGAGCTCCTCGATGGCACCGGCCGCGCACAGCAGCGAGCCCAGGTGTTCCGTGAAGTCGACGACGCTGCCGAACGGCAGGTTCTCGCGGTACCACGCCCCGCGCCGTGTGTCCAGCACAAGCAGACGGCTGCCCGGCGGGTCGTTCATCCGCAGGCAGAGATAGTACTTGTCGTGGTATGCCGCCGCGATGCTCGTCGTGCTGCCCGGCCGCGAGAGGGAATTCAGGTTCAGCTTCTCGCTCACATCCGTCGGCGCGCCGCTGCCGTCATAAGCGCAAACGCAGTCGCGCGCCTTGTAAAACAGCACGCCGTTGATCACGGCGAGGCTCTTTGCCCCGCCTGGCTGCACGCCGCGCATCGTGTATTCCTGGATCCTGTGTGCGCCGCTCGCGGACACATACACCTTGTGCATCCGGTCTTCCTTGAAGAAAAGCGGGTAGCCCTGGTAGTTCACTGCGCCCGTCCACCGCCCGTCGGAGCCGACGGAGGCCGCGTAGCTGTCCGTGCTCACCCCGGCGTATTTGCGCCAGATATCGAAGCGCCCGAGCGCGCTGGCGTAGATCTCGTTGACGAGCTTGCCGTCCACCACACCGTATTTGCAGCCCCAGAGCCGGTTCTGCGCCTCGATGACGTAGTCCATGTCCGGCAGATCCATCGCTGCCTTGACGTCCCCCGCCTCCGGCGGCGCATTGAGGGCGTAGCGCACGTCCACTGCCGGTGCATAAGCGTCCAGCACAAGGTAGTCGCCTTCTGCTGCAAGCACTGCGCGGTACGCTCCGTCCGCAAGGTTGTCTCCGCCAAGCAGGCGGAAATCCATGTCCACGCCCACGCCGTCTATCTGCACGTAGTCGTCGGCTGCAAATCCACTCCCGATGCCTTTGCATTTGAGCCGCATCACCGGCGCATCCTGCGCCACCCAGTCCTTCTGCGTGCCGCTGTAGACGTATGGCGTTCGCGTCTCGTTGTCGATGTATGCGTCCCCGTTTTTCGGGTCGGCCGGTTTGCTGCTGTTGAGGTAGTAGTATGTGACACCGCCTTGCGTTGCCGTCCGGTTGCTCCCGAAGGTCGCGCTGTGCGTCTCGCTCGTCGTGTACACGGTCTTCCCGTCCCGGCTGCACGGTTCCACCAGCCACATGGCATAGACCGTGATCGTCTCCTGCCCATCCGGCCCTTCGACGGCATTCGTCTCCGAAAACAGATACGCCCCCGCCGTGGACGAAAACAGCTTCTCCATGTTCCCGTGCGTGCCGTCGGCCGTGTTGTACCACACCTTGTCCGGCCAGATGAGCAGGTACGCGCCCATGCTCACGAACTTTTTCGAGCCCGTGTACGCCAGATTCATAACCTTCTCGTCCCCCGCGTAGAATCCGCAGGTGTTCGCCGTGCTGTCATACCCCGCGATGTAGTACAGCGTGCCGCCCTTGGACGTCATCGCCTTCACGCCGCTCGCCTCAATGGCCAGCGTCTTGCGCTGCTTTCTCGCCGACAGCAGCGGGTAGTCGTCCCCACAGAGGTTCATCATTTCGTAGAATTCCCCCTCCGGGATCTTGAGGTTGTGGTTGTAGCCGCCGAAGGTGTCCGTCACCTGCTGCGAGCGCGCCGTGTCCTGAATCGTCGGATAAGTCGGCATCCGTCATCCCTCCCCTCAAAATCGGAACGTGCCCGCGTCCTTGGCCATATGCTCGCGGTTGTACCAGTTGCGCCAGCGGACGAAGGCCGCGTTGAACAGTGTGATGCTCTGGCTGTACTTGCCGGCCTCGCCGTTTTCGCGGTCGATCATGGCCTGCAGGTAGTTGTTGTACACGTCCTCGTCATACGGGGCCGCCACGAGCATTTCTTTGCTCTCCAGCTCCTCGCTGCTGTATCCGTCGAACGTCTCTGCGCCGCCCTCATGCGTGCGGATCACTTCCTGCCAGATCATCCCGTCGAGGCGCGACAGCCACCGGATCTTCATGTCCTTTGAGTACTGGTTTGGCCGCAGGGCGTCCACCATCGTGATCGCGTCCGAAATCGTCATAGTCTCTGCTCCTTATACTGAAAAAGGGAGGCGTTTTCGCCGCCTCCCCTGGGTTTACTCTGCCTGCTGTGCGGCCGCCGTCGCCTGGTCTACGAACGCCTCAAAGTCATCGCGTGCGCGCTCAGACCGGCGGATCTCGTCGGCGATGTAGCGCGGCACCTTGGACTTCTTGCCCTTCGGGATCAAGAAATTCTTGCCGTTGACGCTCACGAACAGGTTTGGATCTTCCTTCGCGCCAGCGCGCGGAATGAAGATTTCCTCCAGCTCATACGGATCCGGCATCGTTTCGGCCACAGCCTCGGTCTTCTCGGCCACAGCCTCGGTCTTTTTTTCAGTTGCCATGGGTACGCTCCTTTCTCACGTCAGCCGGAGGCACCGCAGCGCCTCCGGCCGTATTGGTTTTGCATCAGTTGGCGGCGTCCGTCGCGCTGTAAGCAGACGTGCTCATCACGCGCAGCAGGCGCTCGGTGTAAAGCACGGTCGCGCCGTTGGTCTCGAACTTGTAGCCGATGGTGCTGAACTGGTTCAGCGGGCCGCCGATCTCGGACTTGTCGTGCACGATCATCTCCAGCGCGCCGCCCTCCGGATCGATGATGCCGAAGGCATCCTTGCCGAAGAAGTAGGTCGCGTAGGTCGCGCCGTTGCTCTTGTTCTTGTAGCCCTCGCCGGTCAGAACAGGGGCGAAAGTGTTCTCGATGAAGCGCACGCCGTGCAGCTCGCCGATCTCGCCGTTGAAGATCTCGTCCGGCTGGGCATACTTGTGCGCCTCGATCCACTCCTTGGACTTGCGCAGGTCGTAGGCGACGGACGGATGGATCACGGCGTAGTACTTGCCGTTGATGGTCGGCACGCGATCCTTCTTCATCTTCGTGACCGCCTTGGCGATCATGTCCGGCGTCAGGTAGGCGTAGCCGTCAGCAGCGCTCGTGCCGCCGCCAGCGCCCATCGTCGCGCAGGAGGTCGGCGTCGAGATGAACGCGCCGTCCGCGCTGATGTTGTCGCAGTAGAGCACGTTGGTGTTGGTCAGCAGCGCGTCGCGGATGAGCTTTTCCTGCGTCTCAGCGGCGCTTGCGCCCATCTCCTCGGTCGCGCCGAGGATCACGTCGTCGTAGGCGCGCAGCTCCAGACGGTCGGTGATGCTGGTGTACGTGCCGTACTGGTTGATGCTGCCCTCGAGCTTGGTCACGCCGAACTTCTGGCCGGTCGGGATCACGCCTTCGGTCAGCTTGCTGGCCTTGTCAAAGGTGTTCCACTTGCGCCATTCCACGGTGCCGCCGTGGTTCTTCGGCAGCGCCTGCTTCTTGCCGAACTGGGCGTAAAACATCTCGGCGCGGGCGTTTTCGAGCAGCTCCGTGTCATAAAAGGTCTTGAGCTCCGGCGCAAGCGTGTTGTTGCCGGAGAAATTGGTCGTCGCGCCGGTGCCTGCGTTGACGTAGTTGCCGGTCGCGTTGACCAGCGTGCCCGCGTCCGCGAAAAGCTGCAGACCGAGCATAGAATAAAGAATGGTCTTCATAAAATAGCTTCCCCTTTCAGAAAATGTCGTTCGTCCGGGAGGAGCCGCCGCACGTTGTCAGAACGTGCCGGGATAGAGCTTCTCCCCGTTCGCCGCTGCGCTGCGCATACGGCGCTTGATCTCGTCGCGTCTCGCGCGCGACATCGTCGCCGGGGCAGAAATGGATGCCGCCTGGGATGCCGTGCCGTTCTCGGCCGGTCTCCGCTGGCCCGCCTGGATGCTGTTGCTGATCTGCTGCGCGGTCTTCTGCGCTGCCACCTGCATCGCCGCCGTCTGGATCTCCTTGCGGTGCACGGCAAAGTAGGCATCCTCGAGGCTGATGAGGCTGCCGGGCGCTGTCAGGCGCGCAAAGACCGGGTTTTCCAGCTCGGCCTGCAGGTCAAAGCCCGGATACGTCTCCTTGAGCTTGACCGCCTGCTGCATCAGCCCGTCAAAGTGCTCCTGCAGTCTGCGCTCCTCGAGACTCTGCTCGTTCTGGTGCTCGAGCATCTTGTTGCGGCGCTCCAGCTGGTCGATGCGCATGGCCTCCTCGACGGGGATGCCGAGCTCGTCCGCCCGCTCCTCGTAGTACGCCTTGTCCTCGGTCACAGCCTTGTTCAGCGCCTGCACGTCCAGCTTGGAGATGTCGTCTGCATCCAGCCCGTACTTGCGGGCCATGAGCTCCAACGCCGGCGTCAGGTCCTTGAGCGCCTGCTCGGACTTCTTCGACTTTGCCAGCCGCTTCTGCATCATCTTCTGCGCCTGCTCGTTGTACTCGGGATCGGCCATGATCTCGTCCCACGTCAGGCGTTTCGGCGTTTCCTGCCCATCGTCGGTGCCCTTCGCAGCGTCGTCCTGCGTCTGCGCCGCCTCTGCCGCTGCCCCGTCGTCACGGTGCATGGCCGATACGCGCGCTCTCGACCGTTTGCTGATCTTGTCCGCCGGGACACCAAGCCCGGTCAGGATGCGCTCCCCGGCGTCGGGAGCCGTTACGCCCGCAGCACCTGCGCCGTCTGCGCCTGCGCCAGCTCCGACAGAGCCTCCGGCCGCGCCGCCTGCGCCGCCCTCGCCGCCGAATACCTGCAGGCCATGCTGCATGGCCAGTGCCTGAATGTCAAATCGCATAAGGATGCCTCCGTCAAAAATCTGTGGTAGGCCACGACCCGTTAAGCTCCGCCCGCCGGAGTTGCACCGGCGTTGATAGCTCCTCGCAGCGGCATATTTACCCGCGCAGCGCGCACACTGCGCGGGTGCCAAGAGAAAAGGAGATGGGAAAATGGGAAAAAGAAAGAAAGAAAAGAAAGGAGGTACACACGCGAAAGCCCCTGCACCCTCGCACCTCCATCCTACAAAAAAGCCGAGGGGTATCTCTATCCCTCGGCCCGTCTGCCTGAAAAAATTTTTTATCCGCGGATATCGTAGTGTACGCGCTCTGGGTACATCTGCCGCAGGATATCGAAGCCCGCGCAGATCTGGTCGCAGATCATCGCCGCGCACGCGCGCCATCTGGGGCTCGCCGCGCATACGATCTCGGCGTGCCCACTGCCCAGCTCCACGCTTGAGCCGCGGGCCTGACCGGCGGCGTCCATGTTGCCCACGGCGGCCGCCAGCGTGTACACCAGCATCGTCGCCGCCGCACACACGATGTCCTGCCCGGCCTCGGCGAATCCCGCGTGCCCGTCGGCCGTCAGCCGCAGCCGCTTGCGGTCATAGGCGATCTCGATCATCCCTTGCCGCCTCCCTTGATCACTTCGCCGCCGCCCGGCTGGGCTGCGTTCGCGCTCTGCTCGCGGGCCTTCGCGGCGATCGGGTGCTCGTCTGCCTTGACGCCGGAGATCTCGTCGCTCTCCTGCATCTCCGGCGCGGCGCTTCCGCCCGTGCCCGCCTGCGTCGGCATGGCGATGCCCATGTCCGCCGCGATGCCCTGCACCATGTCCGGCCGCGCGATCTGCGCCAGAGACAGCGCCAGCTGCTGGTACTGCTGCAGCCGCTGCGCCAGCACGCCGTTGAGCTGGATCTTCTGCATCACGCCGTCCTTGCCGTCAAAGTCCATCATGTCCAGGCACGCCAGCGCCTGATCCGTCATCTCGGGATTGAAAAAGCCCATCTGGAAAAACTGCAGCGCCAGCTCGTTCTGGCTCACGCGTGTGTACACGTTCTTCTTCTGCGCGCTGACCTTGATATCGAACACCGGCAGCCGCATCCCCATGTCCGCGCCGAATGCCATGCCCTGCGCCTGCGGCTGCAGCCCCTGGTTGCTGTAGGATACGAACTGCTCCATGCCCAGCTCGCCCACGATCCTGAAGGACCGCGGCAGGTCGTAAAACTGCCGGATCAGCTCGATGCACAGATTCACGATCTTGCTGTACGCGCGGTACGCCGCCAGCGTGCTGTCACGGCTGCCCTTGCCGCTTGCCTCCTGCAGCGCGGCGATGGCGCTTGCCGCCGTCACGCCGCTGGTCACGTTGCCGGTCGCCGTGTCCGTGTTGCCGCTCGTCTCGCGCAGCTCGTTGACCATGGTCGACCAGACGTTGATATAGTTTCCGGGCAGTGCGTTGTAGTCGATTGGCCGGATGCTGTCCTGCCCGAGGTTGCCGTCCACGTGCACCAACGGCTTCTCGGTGTCCAGCAGCTCCTGCTCGTTGACGCTCCCGTCCTCGCGCATAAAGTAGCGCGGCGTCGCACCCACCACGGCGTTGCGCACGAGGCTCGTGCCCAGGCTGTCGATGGCCGTCTGCGGGTTGCGGCAGATGTCTACGTATCCGTACCCGCACGGCGAGCCCTCGACCGGGAACAGCGCGTCGAACACATACGGGTAAAGCCCGTGATCGTACAGCCCCCGCTCGCGGTACTCCGGATCATTTTCCGTCGCGTACAGCACGATGTCGCCGATGTACTTGCAGTAGTGCAGCACGCCGCCGCGATGGTAGTACACGTCGATCACCGTGCTTTTCCGGTCGGTCGGCACGTTGTCGTCGTACAGAAACTTCGACGCATAAAAGTCGTTGCCCTTGAGCTGCCCGCGCAGCTGGGGGTACTGCTCCTCGAGCGCCTCGTTGTCCATCAGCTCCGTGTGGTACACGTACCGGCTCTTCTGGATGTCCGTGATGCCCGGCTCCCAGAAAAGGTTGAGCACGTTCACGCGCTCGATGCTGATGTCCCCGAGCCCGTTGAGCTTGCCGCTGTCCCATGTGATCTTATACACGCACGTGCCGTACTTCATCTTGGCCCACATGGCGTCTGACCACGTCGCGTCGAAGGCATTCTGCTCCAGCACGCACGGCACGATGGCCGAGAGCATCTTGGCCTCCTGCTTGTCGCCCTCTTCGCGCGGCAGGATGTTCGGCTCGGGGTACGACTCCACGGCGTCGGCGTGCTTATTGACGATGACGTTGTGCAGCCACGAGCTCCGGCTCCGGAAACCGCGGTACATCTGGTTTCCGGCCTTTTCCTCTTCCGGCTGGTTGTGCAGCTTCCACCACTGCTCGGCCGCGATCATACGCCGCTCCGTGCTGGCCTTGCCCACCTTGTACTCGTGCAGCACACGGGAAAATTCCTGCAGCTGCTCGCGCGTGATCACGTCCTCCGGCGGCATCACCTGGCCGCCGAGGCCCTGCGCCTCCGCGCCCGGCTGCGCGCCGGTGATATTGATAATATCGCCCATATTTACCTCCTGTATTGGTCACCAGACCGCGCCGTAGCGCCCCGGCTTTGTAAACTGGTTGAGCGGGTCGGAGAGCACCGGCTCCTCCTTTTGTACCATCATCGGCTTGATCGGCCGCGACATACACAGATACCGCCACTCGTCGCTGACGTGGTCCTCCAGCGTCGTGTCCAGATCCTCCGGATTTGTCCGGCTGTACATCATCAGCGGCACCGTGCGGATGAATGCCTTGCACGTATCGAAGACGTACATCCGCGCGTACCCATCGGCGTCGAACTGCAGCCGGTAGTGGCACTGCATCCACCCCGGAATCCTCTTGTTGTCGCCCGGCGTAAAGTACACGCGGTACCTTGCTGCCGTGTCGGCGATGCTCTCGCCGCGTGATGCGTCCCAGATGGCCGGGTCGGCCACGCCCGTGATCTTCCGGCCCTTGAGCCACGGGTGCGTGTCCTCGATCTCCGCGATGCGCTTGAACTGCTCGTCCGGCGACCACTTCACGCCCTCGTTCGGCGTCTCCGTGCAGCCGTACAGCTCCAAAATGCGGTACAGCACGCCGTCGTAGTCCATCGCCCACCACGCGCACGAAAACGGCTTGCCGTAGCCGAAGTCGTAGCTCCGCAGGATGTTCCACCCCCGGCACGCCCCCGCCGCGAGGTCGAAGGGCTGGATCACGTGGCACCACCGGTGCTGTGCCCGCAGCTCCTCCGGCTCTGCGTCCACGCCCGCCTCGTGCGCCGCCTTGATGTCCGGCACCGTGCGGAAATCCTCGAAGAACTGGCCCTCGAAGATGTCCCACGAGCCGTACAGCCACGCCGCGCGCAGCTTCGGCGGCAGGTTCTCGAGCTCGGCCAGGTACTGGGGCTGCGCCTCCATCAGCGCCTTGTTGTCCGTCACCAGCGCCTGGATGAAGCTGTAGTCCTCCGGCCGCTCCGCGCCCTCGAACTTCCGGTCGACGAACAGCCGCTTGAAGTACCCGTGCGACGGCCCGCCCGGGTTGAGCGTGTAGTATGTCCGCTTGGGGTAGCCGTTTGTGCCGCGCACGCAGGCGTTGATCTCACGGATCCACTCCTGCATCAGCTGCCCGGCCTCGTCGATGAACACCACGTCGTACTCGCTGCCCTGGAAATGCCCCAGATCCTTGTCCGTGTCGCAGTATCCCAGCGTCAGCGTGCTCCCGTTCGTGAACTTGAACTCCTTGGTCGATTGATTGTACCGCGCCACGCCCGCCAGCTCCGGCACGAGGAATTTCACGTGGTTGTTGCGCAGCTCGTCGAGCGTGCGCCGCACGATCAGCATCTTGATGCCGGGATACTCGCATCCCAAAATCTTGGCCTTCGTGCGCACGGCCCAGCTCTTGCCGCCGCCGCGCGCGCCGCCATAGGCCACGTGCCGGTGCTCGTCGCGCAGGAAAGCGTCCTGCTTGTCGCTGATCTTGCTCGCGTCGATCAAAGTCATCGCTTGTACTCCTCCGGCAGGCCCACGATCTCCAGCGTCTCCTGCGTGCCGCCGCTGCCCGCCTCGGCCTTTTTGCGTTCCAGCTCCAGCCGTTCGGCCGCGATGCGCTGTGCCTCGGCCTGCGCCTGCGTCGGGATGCCGTACAGATCGCGCACCAGCCCCGTCAGATCCTTCAGCACGCCCGTCAGATCCTTCAGCGCCTTCGTGTCCACCTTGCGAAACGTCTGCTCCTCCGTCCACTGCCGCTCCAGCAGCAGCTTCCCGTCCAGCGGCAGCTCGCCGTCTTCGGCCGCTTCATCCGCCACCGGCACGGCGTATTTCTCCCGCCGCTCGACCAGATAGCGGTTAAACTGCTCGCTGTCGCTGATCGCCTGCATCGCCACGTCGATTGCGCCGGTCGTTGCCTGGATGATCCGCGCGAGCCGGTCGGCCTCGTGGCTGCAGGCTTTTTTGTACGCCTTTTGTTGTACGTCCGAGGCGAACTTTTTCCGCTCTTTTGTCCACCCCTCGCGCGCAGCCACGATTTTGATCTGGCTGATGCTGACCCCGTACTTCTCGGCGAGCCTTGAGTAGGTGGTCTTCGTTGTCACATATTCGGTTTTCATCGCGTCCCAGTCCTGATACGCCATGCCCGCACCTCCATGCCTCCATCTTACAAAATCCCGCGTCCGCTTTTCTATCCCGGCCATTTTCTGCATTCTGCACAACTTCCGCCCCAATTTTTGTACATCTTTATTTCGTATAAATTCATTTTGCATCTTGACTTTATATAAACTCTTTGCTATACTTAAACCATCGAAAGGGAAAACGCGACAGGCCAACAGGCCGGAAAGGACTACAAAATGGAAAGCATTAAAGTCACCTCTCAGAATCAGCTTGATGAGCTACCGACCAATTACATTGGCAGAATTTGCGTTTGCTTCGGGACTCCGATCAACCCCGCAATCATAAGAGGCGAGCATAAATATGCCGCTATTCTGGTCGCTGGCAACAGTTGCGCGGTAGTTATGGGCGATGCCCACATCATCGCGCGCGACAGCAGCAGCGTTGTGGTACTTGGCGGCAGCACTGTTGCGGCGCACAATAGCAGCCACGTCGAGGCACGAGACGTCAGCAGCGTTGTGGCTTTTGATTATAGCACCGTCGTCGCTTGGGATAGCAGCCACGTCGAGGCACGCGGCCACGTATGCGTCGACGCGCGCGATGACAGTGAGATCAACGTCGTTACGCTGGGCAACGCCGTTGTCGCGCGGGACAACAGCAAAGTTGAGGCATGGAGCGGCAGCAACATCACGGCGCTTGGCAACGCCACTGTCCTGTATTTTGATCTCTAATCCCGCCCACTGATGTGCCCAACTGACGAGAGCCGGACGGCGACCGGCCGAAACGCCCTGATGGGCGTCTTGGGAAGCCAAAACAGCAGGCCGCACCGCGGCCGGAAAGGATGAAAAAAGGAGATATATGTCATGAAAAAGATCATAAAAAACCGCCTGTACGACACCGCCACCGCGACGGAGGTCGCGCACCGCAGCACGCCAGTGAGCACCAGCGACTTTAGCTACACGTGCGAGACGCTGTACCGCAAGCGCACCGGGGAATACTTTATCCACGGCGAGGGCGGAGCGCTCTCGCGCTACGCTTCGCGCGACTACGACGGCATGACGTGGGGCGAGGACATCCTGCCGCTGACCTACGACACCGCGCGCGAGTGGGCCGAGCGCTACATGGACGTGGACGCCTATCAGAGCGAGTTTGGTCCAGCCGCAGAGGACGACTCGCGCACGGTTATGAGTCTCTCCGTGCGTGCCGACACTGCTGATATGGTGCGCCGCGCCGCTTCCGCTGCCGGCTGCAGCATCTCCGAGTACATCGAGCGTGCGCTGAGGGCGCAGCTTGGAGGCGATACAGATGCGTGATCGTGAGACCGTCATCTACCCCGTGCGCAAGCCGCCGAAGGGAGGCACGCCCCATGAATAACGCCCGCCGCCGTCGCCTGCGCGCCATGCTCGCCTCGTGCGAGGCCCTCCGCGCCGAGGCCGCCGCGCTCTTCGCCGAGGAGGATCGCGCGCGGGAAAGCTACCCAGAAAACCTCGGCGAGACGCCGACCTACATCCGCATGGACTGGGCCTGCATCCACCTCGAGCACGCGCAGACCGCGCTGGACACCGCGATCGCCGAGCTCACCGAGGCCACGCAGTAACCGCATATCAAAAACAGCTCCGAGGCTTCTGCCCCGGAGCTTTCTTATTGCCCACATTCGTCCGTGATCCGCACCACGATGCGCGGTTTTTCCTTGTCCAGCACAAAGCGCGACGTGAACGCCTGTATGTACTGCCAGCCGTCGCCCTTCAGCACCCCGCACATCACCAGCGCGTCTTCGATCACCTTGACGCCGAACGCCGCGACGTTTGACTTGTCCCGCCGCCGGCTCGGTTCGAAGAACGTGTAGGTGATCTCCACCGGCTTCGTGAACTTCACCCCGCGCAGCTGCGTCTTGATGGCCCACGCGGCGATCTCCTGGTTGTTTTGCTTCATCTTCGCGCCCACCTGCGCGTGCCGCCGGCAGGCGTCGGTGTATTCGTTCATCCCCGGCAGCCTCGTCGGGATCACAAACTCCTCCGTCACGTCAGCTCACCGGCGCGCTCGCGGATAAACTGCATCGCGGTTTCCCACAGTGTAAAGCGATGCGAATTCCCGTCCACGTCCACCAGATAGTAGCCGTCCATTCGCTGCAGCTTCACGCAGGACGCCGTTTTCCCGGTCTCTGTGCCTCCGGCCGCGCCAGTTGTACTCGCTGTGCGCTTCGCGGTTCGCTTCGGGTCTCGCGCCGAAATTTCCGCCCCGCACGCGGCGTAGCCAGCCAGATCGACGTAGGTGTCCGGCTTGCTGCCCGCTTTCGCGCGGGCGATCTTCAGCAGCGCCATCATCATGGCCACGTCCTTCGGCGTGACGGCCGTGCCGGTGTATGCCGTCCACAGCCCAGCGATCACGCCGAAGTTATCCTCCGGGCTGCCGTAGTCTTCCTCTCGGCTGCCGCATACGCATTCGGCGGCTGCCTTCAGGGTGTCCAGTCTGTTCATCGTTTTATCCTCCTATGATGTCGATCTCGTACTCCTCGCGCAGCACGCGGATCAGATCCGGTGCTGATACATATCCGTCCCGCACGCTCTCGCTCAACGCCTCGACCTCGTGCCAGATGCGCTGGAGCTGCTCGGCGTTCAGGCCCTCTTTGTCCAACAGCGCGGTGAAAAAGATTGCCAGCGTCACGCGGCAGGCATCCGCCGTCGCCGTGTCCTTTGCGCGCTGCACGTCTGCCTGTGTCGCCGGTCTCCGGCGCGGGTTAATCCGTTTTGTCATCGTCGTCATCCTTTCGATCGCCGAGATAGCAAAATCCATTCGGCGGCATATCCGTGTTCAGCATCTTGCACCATTCCCAGCTCTCGCACTCGTTCTTGCCGGATACCCAATACATGCAGTTTTCACATCTGACAATTGGCGCGGTTTCAACAACGTCTTCTTCGCTGCCGTCCTTTTTCCTGCCGTATCCGCAAAAATGCTGCGGCCATACAGGGAGGCGGCAGCCTTCTGACACCTCGCAGTTTGTGCAGATCAAGACCCCGTCGGCCAAATAAATGCTTTCGTGCTGGGTAAGCTCCCGCGCGCTTTCGCAGTCCATGCACCGCGTGACCTGCACGGCATCCACCGTCTGCGCCTGTGTCAGCACCCGCCGGGCACTGCCCTTGTACGGCAGATCATCCGGCAGGCTGCGCAGCGCGGCGTCCGCGTCAATCAAGCGCATCACTATCACCGCCCTTTCTCTCACCGTAGGAGCAGAAAAAATCCGAATCGTCTGGGCAATCCATTCCAAGCCGATTGCAAAAATGTATGCCGCAGTCATAATGATGCTTGCAGTCCTTGCACCGCACCACCGGCGCAACGTCTGTGCGGGGTTCCGTGATCTCGAATTCCTCTGCAAGCCAATTAAACACATTATCAAGGCAGTACGAGCCAAACCCAATGTGGCATTCTCCGTCCGCTGGGTCAAAGTACCAGATGTTGTAGTACGGCTTTCCAGGTGTTCCTTCCACGACGATTCTGGCGAATGGCGTCTTTATCTTGTTCCGGTCGGAATCCGCACTCGCCGCCTCCCGGCTAATGTAATCACTCATTTCAATTCCTCCAGTTTCATAAAACACGCCCAAAATGTGTTCATCTTCTTCCCGCTATGGTGTCCAAACAAGGGCTTTTGCCCAATCGCATTCCATACATCTTTTGCAGGTATGTCGTATTCCGACCAC